TAGATTTTTACGAGTACAATAATTGTTTTTAAAACCACAAAAAATTATATTTAATTCAATACTTCAAAGATATAGGTTAAAAGATATAAAACCTAATCAGTCTAATAATAATCAAGAACTCATAGACCAACTTGAGATTGATATAAAACTTAATGGATTACTATGTCCATTAGTTGTTAATAATGGTGTGCTTATTGATGGTCATCATCGGTATGAAGCTATTAAAGATTTTTGTACAGAAACACTTGTATATGTGGTAAAGGATAATGATATGGAAAAATTATTATCTAAACTAAATAGTTATATTTGGTTTGACTATCAAGGTAAACTTGATGGAGACCGTTAGAATATTAGGTTCTTTAATAGGTATTTCAAAATTAAATAACTTTGAAAAAATTAACAAAGAATTAATACCTGTTATTGAAAAAGATATTTGTCCTCCTAAGTACAGGGATAAATATTATAAATCACATGAAACTGGATTTTCTTTTACTTCTGATAAGGCTGGTCAACTTGATTCTTTTGAATCTTTATACGGAGACCAGCTACAATTAAATAAAAAATTTAATAACTTTTTTAATGAACTTAAAATAAATCTAAATACATTTTTACAAAACTTAAAATACAAAGATGTTAATTATTTTATAACAAAATCGTGGGTAGCCTACACCGATAAAGGCGATCATATATCAGCTCACGATCATGGAGCCAGTCATTTTAGTTTTGTTTACTATGTATTAAAAAATAAAAATCATTCTTCACTTACATTTTATGAGCCAACTCAAAGATTCTATATGCCAGAAGCTACAGAATGGAATGATCAAAATCATCAAAGTCTATCTATTAATAATGAGCCTGGTCAGTTAATTATATTTCCTAGTTCACTTAAACATGGTACTCAAAAGACAGAAGAAAAATCTCCCCGTATATCAATAAGTGGTGATATCATCATGACTTCTGAAATGAACAAAATAAGTGAGATTTTAATACCTCACCCTGACACTTGGATGAAGCTCTAAAATGTTGTAAAATGGCTTATGCCTTTAACAAATGTAAGAATAGCCCCAGGTTTTAATAAAGCAGATACACCGTCAGGAGCCGAAGGGCAATGGATTGATGGGGACTTCGTAAGATTTAGATATGGACAACCAGAAAAAATAGGTGGCTTCACGGCTATCGGTCAAGAAACTATATCTGGACCAACACGTGCTCAACATACTTGGACAGACTTAGAAGGAAATAGATATGCAGCATTAGGTACTTCAAAAGTTTTGTATATTTATTATGAAGATAAATTTTATGATGTAACTCCTTTAGCAACAGCAATTACAGGAGCAACTTTTACATCTACAAATGGATCTAATACAGTTACTGTTAACAAAACAAGTCATTCTTTAGATGTCGGAGAATATTTAACATTTACTTCGGTAACTTTACCTGGTGGTGGAGCTACAGGTTTTACTGTAGCAGATTTTCAAGATTTTACCTATGAAGTTTTGACAGCACCTAATGCAAACAGTTTTACAATTCAAATGAAAACAAATGAATCTGGTACTGGCATGACTGCAGCGGGATCTGCAAGTATAAATCCTTACGAAGAAATAGGACCAACAATACAAACATATGGTTATGGTTGGGGTACAGGTACATGGAGTAGAGGAACTTGGGGATCTGCTACAACAAGTTCAACAGTTATACTTGATCCGGGTACATGGTCTTTAGATAACTTTGGACAACAATTAATAGCCACAGTAAAAGATGGTAAAACATTTGTTTGGAATCCAGGACTATCTAACCCTCTTGATAATAGAGCCGTAATTATGTCTGGTGCTCCTACAGCATCAAGATTAACAATAACTTCAGATAGAGATAGACACGTTGTTCATTTTGGAACAGAAACAACTATTGGAGATCCAGCAACTCAAGATCCCATGTTTATTAGATTTAGTGATCAAGAAAATTTTAGTGTTTATCAACCTACCTCTATAAATACTGCAGGTACATTTAGACTGGACACCGGAAACAAAATTGTTGCAGCAGTATCAGGTAAGGATTACAATTTAATTTTAACTGACCAAGCAGCTTATACCATGCAATTTGTTGGTCCTCCGTTTACTTTTTCTATAAGACAAGTTGGTTCTAACTGCGGCTGTATTGGTCAGCACGCAACCGTATACGCAGATGGTAAAGTATTTTGGATGGGATCAGGGGGAGGATTTTTTGTATTTGATGGTACTGTTAAATTACTTCCATCACTTGTTGAAGACTTTGTATTCACGACTACCGGATCAAATGTAGGAATAAATTATTCCTCTAATGAAATTATTTATGGATCACATAATTCTTTATTTAATGAGATTATTTGGTTTTATCCAGCAGGAACACCTTCAGGTAATCCTGCAGTACAGAATAATAGAGCTGTAGTATATAATTATGTAGAAAATACTTGGTCTACAATGACTTTAGCTAGAAGCTCTTATGCAGATGCTAGTACTTATGATGTGCCTTATGCAACAGAATATACATCTACTGCAACTCCAACAATTTCTAATATAAGCGGAGCAACAAATACTTTTGGATCATCCTTATATTTTGCTCATGAAGTAGGTACAAATAAAATAGCTTTAAATGGCACTGAAACAGCAATACCTGCATATATTCAATCAGGAGATTTTGATTTACCAACCGATGGTGATGGAGAATACTTATTAAGATTAAGTAGATTTTTACCAGATTTTAAAAACTTACAAGGTAATGCAATTGTTACAATTTTTTTAAAAAATTTTCCTATTGATTCAGGTGCATCTTCACAACTTGGTCCTTTTACAATTAATGCTAGTACACAAAAGATAGATACAAGAGCTAGGGGAAGACTTGCAAATATAAAAATACAGAATACTGCAGTAGATGAGACATGGAGATTTGGGACATTTAGAGCAGACGTTAACCCTGATGGAAGAAGATAATGGCTAAGATAAACGTATATGTACCAGAACCACCACAAGAATATAGCGTAGAAGGCTTTAGACAAATAAACCAAGGTCTTGCAACTATTGAAAATCAGTTAAATACTTCATATCAACAAGACTTGAAAAACGAACAAGATTCGTTTAATTACTTTATGCAATGACAATAAGATATAAAAGCGAAACATTTGATTTAACAACTACTAACGTTACACCAGTTTTAACGTGTCCTAGTGATGCAACTATTATTGTAAAAAGTATACAAACAGTACACGATACTGCGAGTAATGTAGATACTCACGCTTTAGTTACAAAATCAGGTGGATCAGCTAAAAAAATTTCTTATGAAGAATTAAATAAAACAACTACAAATATGGTTAAAGGATCTTTGAATCTAGAAGCAAGTGATGTTTTATCAATGCAAGCAGGTGCAGCTAATGAGATTACAGGTATTGTTAGTTATGCTTTAATAGACCGTTCACAGGAAAATGGCTAGAAAATTTAAAGACTTTGTTGAAAGAGATAAACCTAGGAAGAGACCTAGAAGACATTGTAAGAGCCCTAATAAAAAAAAGAAGTTGCAGAATAATAAAAAATATAATAGACAAGGACGGAGACAAAAATGAGTGATATAATTAAAATACCAGCAGAAGCAAAAGAAATTGTAAAACATAAAAGGACTGGTAAAGTATATGCTAGTAAAGATGATTTTGATGCTGATGTTGCTGATCCCAACACTGATACTACTGTGGATGATTTTAGACAAGACCTAGAAATTAAAGTTACTAAGGTTACTATGGGAGCTGCCACAAAAAAATAATGCAACCTCGAGGCGCAACCGAAATACAAATGGAGATGCTGAATAAGCATGTTTCAAAAGATCTGTTAGATCAAGTACAAATATGTACTTCTATTCCTGGTAAAGTACCAATAGATTCTAATAAAGTTAATATACTTTGGCAAAAGAATTCTTGGGATCAAAATAATCTACAACCTTTCTTCAGAGATAAATCAAGACATAAAGAATATGATTGGTATGTATTTAATAGTCATTGGAATTACGAAAAGTTTAGATACTTTTTTGATATACCAACAGAAAGATCTATTGTTATAAAAAATGGTATAGATAATTTTCCTATAAGAAAGATTTATAAAAAAGGAGATCCTATAAAACTTATACATCACTGTACACCATGGAGAGGATTAAATGTAGTTCTTAGAGCAATGCAAGAAATTAAAAACCCTAATATTATAATGGATATATATAGTTCATCGCAAGTCTATGGAGATGAATTTAAAAAACATAATGATGATGCATTTCAACCTTTATATGAGCAAGCAGAGAAATTACCCAATGTAAATTATATTGGTTATAAACCAAATGAATATATTTTAGAAAAGATGCCAAGCTATGATATGTTTGTTTACCCATCTATATTTGAAGAGACTTCATGTGCTTCAGCTTTAGAGGCATTAGCTTCTGGTGTACATGTAATTACAAATAACTTTGGAGCATTGTATGAAACATGTGCAGAATGGCCTGTATACGTAAATTATTCTACAAATTATGAAAGTATGGCTATAGCTACTGGTAATGCAATAGAAGTTGCAGCAAGTTATTTACATGAAGATTTTATACAAGAACATTTAGAAGAACAACAAAAGTTCTATAAACGGTTTTATAGTTGGAAGAAAAAAGGAATGGAATGGACAAGCTTTTTGAAAGGAGCCATAAGTGAAAGAAACAATAAATAGTGATACTTATCAAACACTCAAAGAACTAAAAGTAGATTCAAAACCATTTGATAAAGCAATAGAACCTTTATGGAAGGGGAGTAGTTCTAAAGAAGAAATAAAACCTTATTCTATTTTTGTTGCTACACCTGTCCATAGTGAATGTTCTATACACTACACACAAGCATTGTTAGAATTACAAAAACTAGCATTTCATAAAAAAATAAAAATTAAATTTCAGTTAATGAAGTCTTCACTTGTTACACAAGGTAGAAATTTATGTGTAGCAGGATTTTTAGAATCTGGCTTTACTCACATGTTATTTATAGATTCTGATATATACTTTCAGGCAGAGTCTATTATAAAAATGATTGAGAGAGACAAAGATCTTATATCTATACCATACCCCTTAAAAACAATAATGTGGGACAAAGCAATGGATAGAATTAATGATAATCAAATAAAAAATATAAGTGATTTAAAGAAAGCCTTTAATACGTATCCTATGAGAGTAGCAGATGATAAAGATATAAAAGTAGATAAGGGTGTTATGGAAGTAACTCATAGTCCTACAGGATGTATGTTAATTAAAAGATCTGTCATAGACAAGATGATAGAAGCATACCCAGAAAAGTCTATTGTACAAAAGACAGTTATAAATGGAGAGTATGTAGATAAGCCACACATGTGGAATTTTTTTGACACGATACACGATCCTGAGACTAAGACCTATCTTGGAGAGGACTTTTCTTTTTGTAAGTTATGGAAGGATATAGGTGGTAAATGTTATGCTTATATAGGGGATACTATTGTCCATGTGGGAGAGCATCAATATGAGGGACGCTTTGCTGATGAGTTGAAACCAACCAAGTAAAATGGTAATATTGTCTATAATTAATTAATTAGACTATGGACCCATTTACATTAGCATTAGCCACATTTGGCATACAAAAACTCAGAGGAAAATCAACTAAGAAAGCATTACAAAGTGCAGCTTTAATAGGTGGCGGAGCCTACGCTTTAGGGGCAGCAGGAATAGGAGGATCAACATTTACAGGTGCTCCACTATCAAGTGCTAAATCTTTTTTAGGTATGGGACAAGGTTCAGCTATAAGCCAACAAGCAGCAAGCTTACCTCAAATGAAAGGTGCAGATATAGCTGGAGCTCAATTTAGAACTGCAGCCGAACAGGCAACATTAGCAAATAAAGGATTAGTTGGTGCACAAAAAATTACTTCAGGTATTACAAAAGAACCTGAAGGAATAGCTAAACTTTTTGATTATGCTAAAAAAAATAAATTACAAACTGCCTTAATGGCTTCAAGTGTTATACCTTTATTACAAGGAGGAGATGAAGATGATCCTGGAATAGATGGTTATAGACAAGAGGATTACGATAAAGCTTATGCAGAGCAATCTGATAAATTAAAAGGAGCGTTTGTGCCTGCAGAGAATACTCAACCTTCTATGGATGATACTATTCGTTCAGATTTATTTTATGCAAATCAAGGTGGACTAGCAACTGCTATTCCAAAATTTAATAAAGGTGGTGTAAACTATTTACCATCAAAAACAGACCATAACGAAAACGATTACAATAATTATGTAAGAGCAGAGGGTTATGTAGAAGATGGTGCAGGTAATGGTGATAAAGACAAAGATACTATGTTAGCGCAGTTAGCTGATGGAGAATTTGTATCACGTGCGGATGCAGTATTAGGGGCAGGTATATTATCTGGTGGAGATCCAAAAAGTTATAAGAGTATGAGAAAAGCTGGTGCTGATTATTTTTATGATCAACAAAAAAAATTAAAAAGAATTTACGATTTAGTTAATGACAACCAAACTAATACAGTTCAGTAAAGAAGAGGTAGACAAAGTATGGCCTTTAGCAAAAGAATTAGTACACAAAGCTTGTGTCAGAGCAGGAGGATTTATAAGTGAAGAGCATATTAAAGAACATTGTAAAAATGGGACTATGCAGCTTTGGTTGGCTGTTACAGATACTAACGAAATTTTATGTGTGGGTGTTACTGAAATTAGAGAATATCCTAACTATAAAGTTTGTGATGCTAAAATCGTTACTGGTAAAAGGTATAAAGAATGGTTTGATCAAATTGATAAGGTGGCTGAATGGGCTAAAAAACAAGGTTGTAAAAAAATGGAAATCTTTTCAAGACCAGGTTATGTCCCTTTATTTAAACAAAAAGGATATGTGGCAACACATGTTCAAGTAGAAAAAGAATTATGATAAATATAAAAAAATTAAATGTACAAGAAAAGATAAAACTATTTAAAGACTTATACAAAGATTTATCTGGTAAAGGTATTGGTGGAGATACTGAACTTGCACATATAAATAAATTTGAATCAACACTTTTAAAAAGCGTTGGTGGTCAAGGAAGCATTAACCCTACTACAGGATTAAAACAATATCTTGGTGGTGGTGGAGGTGGAGGAGGTGGCTCCGGTACACAAACTACAATTGCTAGAGAAGCTCCAGAAGTTGAAGCTAGAAAATTAGCACTATATGATCAAGCAGCAGGTTTAGCTAAAACTCCTGTATCTATTCCGGGGATACAAGTTGCAGGTCTATCACCTTTAGAACAAGCAGGGATTACGCAAGCAGGTCAAACAGGTGTTGGCGCAGGAACAGTTGGAGCTGGTATAGGTTCTATTGCAACAGGAATGCAAAACCCAAACATTGGACAATTTTTAAATCCTTATCAACAGTATGTTACAAATGAAATTGGTAGACAAGGTCAAATAGCGCAAAATCAATTATCTGCATCAGCGGTAGATGCGGGTGCCTTTGGTGGTGGTAGACAAGGAGTACAACAAGCAGAATTACAAAACAGAACTTTACAAGCCATGGGTCAAGCACAAGCACAAGGTTTTCAAACTGCATTAGGTGCAGCACAAACTCAAAGGCAACAACAACTTGCAGGTGGACAATTGTTAGGTCAATTAGGTGCACAACAACAAGCAATGTCATTAGCGGATATTAATGCACAGATGCAAGCAGGTGCATTACAAAGAGGTATTGGTCAAAGAGCATTAGACGCACAAAGAGCAACAGAATTACAAAGAGCTTATGAGCCTTATCAAAGAGTAGAGTTTATGAAAGGTATCATGACTAACTTACCTACTACACAGAGTAGTATTACAGCAACCACGGCTCCTGGATCTAATCCTTTAGCTCAAGCAGCAGGTACAGCGTTAGGTGGATATGCAGCTTATAACATGATGCAACCGAAATAGTTATGGATAAAGTATTAACTAGAAAAATGTTTAAGGCTACATACTTTAAATCTTTAAAGCCAACTATAAAACATTTTCAAGCTGGTGGTCTAGGTTCACTGTCACCAAAAGAAAAAGCAATCTACGCAGCAACTTTGGCTGCACCATTACTTCAAGCAAAAGGTTCTGGTGTTGGTAATGCTTTAACTGCATTAGGTGAGGGTATTGGAAAATTACCTGCAACTATCTTATCTGTAGAAAAACAAAAAGGAACTGCGTTAGATAGATCAAGAACTTTAACAGATGCAGAATTAGTTGATTATAATTTACCTAAAGGAACAGTAGCTCAAGTTGATGGTAAAGGAAAAATTACAGTTGTATCTAAACCATCAGCTGAATCTATAAAACAAATTCAAGGAAGTAAAAGAGTAAGAACTATTTTATCTAGAATTGGGGATGACTATTATAAATTAGGTAAACCTGTAGGGTTTGGTGATTTATCAAGAATAAGAGCATCACTTGGTAAAGTAGGTGGTTCACAATTTTCAAAAGACTATGGTGCTTTTAAAAGTAGAATACAACAAGCAACATCATTTGTGACACAAGCGATCTCTGGTGCAGCAGTATCAGAACAAGAAGCAGAAAGAATTACAAAACTTATCCCACAAGTAGGGGACACTGAAGCTACGTTTGAAGCAAAACTACAAGCGCTAGATAGTTACTTTGCAGATGCTATTGCAATTGCAGAAGATAACAATGCAGACTTTACAACTGCGCTTGAGATTATGGAGGCTTCTGGACGAGGTGCTTCTAACTATGTAGATTTAAGTGAAGGTGTTAGTATTAAACAATACGATGGTAACAAATACGATGTTAGTGCAAATTAAGGATTTATATGGCAGAGATAGTTGTACAAGGAAACACATTTAAAATTAAAGGGACCGAACCTACTCCTAAAGAACAAGTAGCTATCGATTCTGTTTTAGCAGCTAAAGGTGCTGCAGGAAAAGACGGAGGATTAAGTTTTGATGATGAGATGAAACTTATGATTACTCCTGAAGATGTTTTATCAGATGCACAAAAAGGTAAATACAATAAAGATACAGAAAGTTTTTTAGCAAGCCCAGACTTTATGAGAATAGTAACAGAGGTAGGTTTATCTATCGCTGGTGGTATTGCAGGTGTTGCGGCAGCTCCTTTTACAGGAGGATCTTCACTAGTGGGTACAGGTTTGATGGCAGCAAGAGTTGCTAGAATAGCTAGACCACTTTTAAATTTAAGTAAAAATAAACAAAGATTAATCGGAGGGGTAACCGGTGCAGGATTAGGGGGTGGAGCTGGTGCAGCTATATCTCAAACATTTGATCCCAAAGAAAGTATTGTAAGAGAAGTTGCAAGAGGTACAGCTCAAGGTGCTTTTGGTGAATTACTTGGTTTTGGTATGGCTGGAGGTTTAGCTAAAGTTTATAATAAAGTTACAGGATTTTCTTTAAAAACAATTGACGGTGCTCAAGATGTTATTAGAGGTTTAGATGGAGATAAATTATTTTATAAGGAAGTTGCTAAGTTTAAAGAAACAGGAAAACTTCCAAGTAAAGAAGTATTAGATAAATTATCAGATGAGACACAAAAAGTATTTATTACACCTCAACAAAGATCTATTCTAGAAAGTGCAGAGTTAGCTGACGATGCGTTTTTAAGTGCACAAAAAGGTAACCCAGATTTCTTTAACGTAAAAAGAGGTAAATACAAATTTGAAGATGCTAATATTATTGCAGGTAAAGTTACAGAACAATCTGGTGTTGAGCTAGCAAGTTCATTATCTGCTGCATCTATTGGTGGTGGTGCGTTTATTAGACAAACAGAAGGTTTAAGTAGATTAATGACAATTGAATCTATTGATAATTTTACAAAAGTGTTAACAAAGGACTTACCAAAGATAGACTATGATACTGCTGCAGATGGTGTTACAGCTTTTTTAAATTCACAAATAAGAGGTGGTCAACAAATTTATAAAACTACAAAAGATAAGTTATGGGACGAATTAGGAGAAGGGGTAGCTAAAAGTACAATAAGAGCGGATGGTTCATATAATCCTGCTTATTTGGTAAAGATAAGACCTGCTCCAATTCAAACTGGGCAAAAAATAATAATAGATTCTAAGGGTGGGACAGGAACAGTTTTTGGGTTTAACAAAGCTAATACTAAATTAGGTAATATGAATGATAACTATATTGTTATAAGAGATAAGGCACTATACCCTGGCGCAAATAAAAAAATGGTTTTAAGTAAAGAAATTGTAGAAGAATTAAATTCAACGGTTAAACCAAAAATAAATGTTCATAATTCATATAAGGGTAAAGATGAGCTAGTTGATAATTTAAATACTTACATAAAAAAAGCTACAAAGGAAAATATAGTTCCAGACAACCCAGATGTTCAAACAATGTTAGGTATTTTAAATAGAATGGGTAATGATGCAGAGTACAATACTTTTAGAACTGCATATGCTGAAATAGCGGGAATGAGACCTGTAGGAAGAGCACAATCAGTACAAGCTGAAATACAGAAAAGAATGGAAGCTATGTTAGCTACTTCTCCTTTAC